CAGTAGAAAGAACAACGACAATTCAATCTGTTACAGATTCAATGTCAGTATTTACCCAGTAAAATGAAATGCCTACAAATAATCCTTGCTCTAGGTGTCTTTGTTCTCCCTGCGTATGCAGAAGGGGATACTCCTGTAACTGCAATTGCAAATCCTCAAGCAACATCAACAGGAAGTGTAACAAATCAGGCAGTACAAGTCTTACAGGGTCCATACGTGACCAACTCATACGGTGGTGGAGTCAGTTGTCAGGGACCAACCTTTAATCTTACTCCCTTTATGACCACATCTAAAAGTGGTTCAAGACCTTTTGAAGCATATGCCGATATTGATAATGATCCAACTACCGGAATAAATGGATTGGAAAGAACTGGTCAAAAAGATAGTTTTGCAAATAATTATGGATTATCTGCTACCTTATCATTTCCATTAGATGGTGGATTGCAAGCAAGATGCAAGACAGCAGCAGATACTTGGACTGCTAGACAACAAGCAGAAACTGATAAAGCACGATTGGATTTTGAACTTGTAAGATTATTAAAATGTGGAGAAGCAAAGAAAGCAGGTATCTTCTTTATTCCTTCTTCTCCTTATGCAAAGATATGTGCGGATGTCGTTGTGATTCAGCAAATGCCTTTCTCTGGCGTAATCTCTCAGCCTTCTGTTCCTTCTTCAAAAGTTTTGAAGTCTTCTTATCCAGTTCAAAAGCAAAAAGCAACTGAGACTCATAAGGCGTCAGATCTCGGTTCATCAATTGCTTTGCCCTCACAAAGATCTGCTGAATAATAGGTTTCATCTTTCCTACCAACCATTCCACCATAGATTTGCCAACAAGAGCCGCAGCAACACTAGCAGTAGCAGTGGTGCCAGATAATACAACTGTTTCTCTAGATGGGACTGGAATTGCCCCAATATAAGGAACCGTAATAGTCGGAGCATCTATTTTTGGTACTGATGGAGCAACTTGTTCTTGTGGTTGAGATTGAGGTACTTGTTTTAATGCATCAGTAATTGATTTAGTATCAGGAAGTCCTCTAGGTTTATCTTGGATTTCTTCTTCTTTCTTTGGTTCTTGTTGAGCATTTATCATTTTCCTAAACTCTTCAGTTGTAGGAGCATCAATCGGTTCATATTGTGGAATACCATCCAGAGGAACATTCACAACAGGTTTTGGAAGTGTTCTATTGATTGGTATAAGAATAGGTGGAGGTTCCAAATTACGAATAACTGGAACTTCCACCCTTGGAGTATTTGATCTTATATCAGGAATTTCTGGTACGTTTGGCATCAGAATGGGAGTTTAAACCCAGAATTATTTAGTTTGGAGATGGGTAATTTTTCTAATGCTTTACTGATTTGCTTCTCTACAACAGCACTTACAAAATCTTCTGGGTTGTTGAGAATTGCTTCTGCTTTTTTATAAGTTGTGTAAGCACCATAGCAAAGTGCTGCACTAATCGTTAAACTCAATACTGATAATCCTACTGCTAGTTTATTCATTCCAGTTTTCCTCTTTATGTATAAAAACTTTTAAATCCTTAACATACTTTCTTAGTATCTGTGCCTGTTCCTCATGCCAAAAATCACCCGTCTCCAAATGAAGACGGGTGTGGTTATCTATGGCTTTAAGTATTTGATGTATTGGTTTATTCCAACACTCTCGTTTAGGAGTGTCCCACTCTCGTGCCATAAGTCCTCATTTTTTCTTGCCACCATTCTTTGCTTTCTTTGCTGTCGCATTCCCCTGATTCTGTTTGGAACCATTGGAACCTTTCTTACCTTTGTTTGATGATTTTGCCATTATACACCAGTTGTGCGTGGTTGAACTTGACCTTCTAGAACTTCAACTCTTTCTTCAAGAGATGAGGTAGTTTCAACATTTGTTGAAACATCTGGTTCTAGTGAAATAGATGGTTCTGGGGGTGCTTCTACAAACTCCTCTCTTTTTGGTTCTCCTTTCTTTTCATCTTCCTCATCACCACCTTTCTTCATTGTATTAATACCAAAAGTAGCAGCAGATGCAGTGAAGACTGTTGCAATAAATGTGGGATCCATCTTAGACAGAGTACCAGCATAACTTGCTGTAAGAAGAGCAGCAGACCAACCCAAGATACATATACGAATTAATTGTCCCATAGCATTTTCGTTTTTCTTAGTAGCCATTTTCCTTTGTGAATGAGGTTAACCTTTTTTCCAAGATTCACCTTCTGCTTTTCTTCTACGAGCAAGTCCTGCTTCTACATTAGATCCAGGATTTCTGTACAAGTAAAGCGCATCGGGAACTTTGTCCCATTCTTTATTCTTCAGTGTACGAGTAATAGTATTAAAATCACTACCACCATAAAAACCAGCACCAAGATTATAGGCAAAGGAAAGAAGTGCTCCTCTTTTACCATCAGACATTTCACCCCAATGTGGGATTTTACGAAGTGATGGAAGAAAGTGTTTTTTGCACTCATCAATTAAAAGTTCATCAGCCTCTGCTTGAGTAATTTTATCACCCATATGAAATGGTGATCCATCTTTTTTACGAGTACATCCCCAACCAATTGTGATTGGAAGATTACCTGATAATGGATCTGGATATGCATTCAATCTACATCCTTCAAACTCTTTGATGAGTTTTAGTCCCATCATAGGCATATCATCACCACCAGGTGCTGTAACGGCAGGAGCAGATGCTGCTACAGCACTATGCTTTTTTCCTCTATAGATTTCTGCCCATTCAACATCATCTTCAAGATACTTGACGGGTAAATGATCTTCCAACCACTGAATACCCTTCACATGGTTGGGGTTCTTCTCATCATAAAACTTAAAAAAGTTATGTAAATCTACTTTTGCCATTGTCTTTTCTCCTTAATGATTAATGAAAAATACGACCCCAACCGTCATTGCCACCTGGGCACCAACGATGTTTGAGAATTGCTTTGGTATAAATGGTCTTCTTGCCATGTTCTACTGGACCAGTATAATTATCATTTAATGATCCATAAGGATCGTTAATGTAATAACCTTTGCCATCTGGAGTAGTACCAATCACTACAACCATGTGCCCGCCAGTAGGTGCAGAAAGAGAACCCCTATGAAGAATACCAATAACGACAGGTTTACCAGCAGATAAACTCTTATCAACATCAGCAAAAGAAAGATTGTAACTAAAGTGTGACTTAACACCATAACTCTCAAGAACACGGGTTTGAACCGCATGATCTGTTGAGTCTCCAATTGCAAATACTTTTTGAACATAAGCATCATCACCCTTTGCTCCCTTTAGAGTGCCTGGTTTTAAAAACTCAAGGCACATCGCACAAGAAGAACTATTACAAGTACGGTGAGCATCTCTATAGTTATCTACTTGATTAAAATAAGGAACTGCAAGAACTGGAGGTGTTGGTGGTTTAGTTCTAAAAATCTGTACCCACTCTGTTTCTGAATCATCCATATATTCAGCAGGAAGGTTATCCTCTAACCATTGAACTGCTGCTACATGATCTGCATTCTTATCATCATAATACTTAAAAAAGTTATGAAGATCTAAGGTCATTTTACCTCATATGTAACACTATCTTATTTAGATAATGATGCCTTTATTACCATAATAATAACAAAAATTGAAAAATAAACAACAAGGATATGATAGAACATACAAATAAAAAATCCTCACTCATATTTAGAGTAAGGATAAGTATAAATGCTTATTTTTGTTAGGGTCTCACCATACTCCAGGAATCACTTGACCAGTTAGGGCATAAGCACCCATGGCAGCCATAATTCCAATCATAGCAAACCAACCATTAATACGTTCTGCGCGTTCGTTCATTGTTTTTCTCCTTAATAAGTTTCAGAAAGTTGATTGACAGAATGTGCAAGAAGCACAAAGAAAGTAATACTGGTAACAGTAAAGATTACTTCACTCATCAGATTACACCAAAGAAGAGGTGTCCAGTGAATGCATAAGAAATAAGTGCCGATACAAATCCCAGCATTGCAGTACGTCCATTCAGAAGTTCAGCACGTTCTGCGTGTGTTTGAAGAGCATAACGTTCTGCGTCACTTTGAGACACATACATTTTAGGTTCACGAGCAAACATATTCTGTTGCCCACGTTCATTAGTCGTTACAGTCATTTACGTTTTGTTACGAAACATTACAAAAGTATATAGCAAAAAGAAAGGGGTGTCAAGCACCGCCTTGTATCAATTTTTTTCTATTCTGTATGCTCTTCCTGCTTCATCAAAACCATCAATCTCAATATATTCGGTTTCTTTATTAATATCATCGTTTGGAACTAAACAAAGATATGGACCAGGTATTCTATCAGTATTACTATAATTCCTAAATCCAGAAAGATGATAGTGTGCGGAAACAATTTGTTTTCCTGGATTTTTTAATTTATATCCTTGCTCTGCCATTAATTTAGCAATCTTATTATCACATCCAGGTTTACCTAAAGTGAAATCCATCTCATTATTTGTTGTAATTGGAGACTTAAATAACCAAACATCTTGAGATGATGAGTTGTCAAATGGCGCAATACACCATTCACCATTTTCGCAAAATACTTCCCATCTAGTTAAAGCAAGAAAAACTTTATTTAAATCAGCATCTTTTACAACTGCAATAGTATCATCTAAAATGATATCGGCATTTGCAATTATACAAATTTGGTCTTTTAAATTTTCATTACAAAATTCAAAAAGATCCTTATAGGTAGGTCTTTCTTTTCTTTGAATTATTTTTATTTTATTTGACTTAAAGTTCAATTTAGAATCATCAGAAATAAAAACATATATTTTTTCGATATGTTCAGTTTCTAAATTCTCATGAATACAAGTAAGATATTCACTATGTCTCTGATAATCAGGAGATCTAAAATATTCTATTAATAAATTCATTGTGTTTCAACCCAATCCATTAAATTAACTTGAGGTATCCATCCAAAAATGGTTCTCAATTTTCCATTATTTGCAAGAGTAATTCGTGATTCACCAATTCTTGCTGGAATATTTATTTGATTTTTTGAAATAGCATCAGCAATTTCATTAACTGAATAATTTTTTCCACATCCAACATTATAAAGTTCACCATAAAATTCATCATCAACATCTTTTGTTGCTGCAAGAATATTTGCTTGAACTACATCAGATACGTGCGTAAAATCCCTACGTTGTTCTCCATCCCCAACAATTGTAAGAGATTCACCATCTTTTCTTTGTCGTAAAAAGATTCCAATTACTGGAGCATACTGACCTTTAATTGGTTGCCTTTCACCATAAACATTAAAATATCTAAAAGAAATTGTCTTAAGACCAAATAGATTATTATACATTTTGCAGAGTTTTTCTCCTGCAACTTTAGATACCGAATAAGGATTTAAACAATCATCAAGTTGATTTTCATGATTTGGAGATTCATTAAACCCATATCCAGAAGAAGTGGAAGAATAAATCACTTTCTTTACTCCTGCTTCTCTAGCACATTGAAGAACTGTAACAGTACCAACACAATTAACACTTACTGCTTCGATTGGATTAAGTATTGCTGGTTGAATTCTTGATTCTGCTGCAATATGAAAAACATAATCCACTCCACCATAAAGGGAACGTGTGTTTTCATAATCACGAATATCATACTTATAATTTTGTGCTTTTGAATTCCAATAAAATTCTTCATTCGATTCTGCACTCTCATTATCAATTACAACAACTTCATGCCCCAATTCAATAAGTGCATCAACTAGATTTGAACCAATAAATCCAGCACCCCCCGTTACTAAAGATTTCATTTTAAGTAAACCTCTTTGAATTTTTGTACTACATTTTCAGGTGAATAGTCTTGGTAACAATTCCATTCTAACTGATTTATTTCATTTCTATCTAGATTCATTAAAATATGATCTATATCTTCTTTATTTTCATAAAATATTCCATTTTCACCTAAAGTATCAATATGATTTCTTTCAAGAGAATTATAATAGGTAATTACAGGTTTGTTTCTAATTGAAAATTCAGCACAAGATAAGCCAAAAGATTCACCAATATTTCTTGCATGTAACATTGCATCTGAAGTATTGATAAATTTAACCTTTTCATTCAAATCAGCAGTTGGTTCAAGATATATTATTCTTTCATGTTCATAAAAAGGTTCAGTATACTGAAAAAGAAACCATATATCTTTTCTCTTTTCTAAAGTTTCTACAATTGATTGTTTTACAAATTGAAGATCAAACGTATCCCATCCACCATTTCTTCCAAAAACCAATGCATCTTTGGGAACTCCCAACTCATCTCTCATGTCTAAATTATGATCGGGAAGATTTACAATATATGGAACGTAAGGTATTTTATAATCAGTTATTTTGGATAACCATTTTGAACCCATAGCATAAACATCTCCATGAATCCATTCTGGTTTCCACCATCCAGATATAGCATTTACTAAATTTTTAGAAACCGATGAAATTACACCATCAGGTTCACCACCTTTTTCCATCAAAAAAGCATCACATTTATGTTTAGATAAAATATCATCTATTTGATTTTTATCTTCATACCCAAAAACAGGAAATTCTTTTTCAAATTTTTTAATGACATCTTTATCATTAAAATTATTTTTTAAATTAAACATAATAATTGGATCAACACCAAGATAATGCCTAGTCCAATATGCCCAATCATAAATTGCTACTGTAGTTCCCCGCAAACACAAAGAATTATCGTGAAATGCTATTCTCATACGGATAGTTTTTTCTCCAAATCTTGTTTAGCAATATCTCCAAGACCATCCATTTGTTCAAAAAAAGCAAGAGAAAGATTGATGTTGTCTTGAGAAATTGTTGGACTAAAAGGACCAACAGATTCATAACCATATTCAATATCCAAAATACGTTGGAAATTATCACCCTGGAAAATATCACTCCAACATTTTTCACCAATTGTAGGAACAGTATCCAAATAAAAAGAATAAATGATTTGTTCGGTTGTTCTTTGACTTCCAGTAATGATTTGTGTATTTCCAAAATTGCATTGATTAACAAAAGCAATTGCAGATTTTGCATCAATACCAACTTCTTCCATACGACCAGGAATAATACTCACATATCCAACATCATAAGTAATACACTTAAGAGCAGTGGAAGAATCTGCAAGTCCAGTTACATTTGTAATTACATACTCATTGTACCTATCAACATATTCAAGAACATTTTGATAAGGAGGAATTTTCATACCAACTTTACAGTTTCCTTCAGTTAGATCCGAAATCATCTTTGCATATTCAAGAATAACTTCAGGTTCAAGATAAGAATAAGGTGCTTGAATATGAATTTCACCATCATTATCTCCACGAATTTCGGAAATAAGTTTTGCCATTTTTGCAGTATGAGCAAACCACTCATCCAAATGATACATGTTTACTTTACTAAATGCATTTGGATTTGTTGTTATTCCTCTTACCCATTTTGGATCAATTTGCGATCCATATTTTTCCATTGTATCTTCAATAAATGGAATATTAGCTGTATCAAAAAAGAAAGATCTCATTTTATTCTCCAATTTGTTCGTTAAATTCTTTCCAATTAATCAATTTAATTGCTTTATCATCAACATAAAAGTCAGCAAGTGGTTTACCAAAATGAATTTCATCATAAGGTATTTTGTGCTTATTTAACCATTCTAACACAATAGGTGATTGATTAGCAATAATTTTACCCACATTATTATTATATGTAAGCATATTTCTTGCAGTCATAATAATAATATAATGACCTTTAGATTTTAGTTTTTGTAAAGTTTCAATAGCACCAGGAAGAGGTTCAACATCAAGATAGTGCTGTCCTTCCTTTTTAATGCTACAAATTGTTCCATCAAGATCGAAACAAAATTTATAAGTTTTCGTAAACATCATTTAAAATATTAAGTCCAGTCATCAACATTGCTTTTTGTCTATCCAAATTATCATAATGTCTTGCACACATTCCAACAAAGATAAGACCTTCAATTAATTTTATTTTATTATAATCAAATTTATACTCATCAGAAATAGATAAAAATTTATCATTAATATCATTTTTTCTTTGTTCATTATGAAAAGAAAGATTAAATTGATTATCTACATTTGAAACATCAAACTTATCATAGATAAAAAATTCATAACCACCATTACAAGAATGTGATATTTTTGCAAGATCATAATAAGGATCACCAAAAAATTTTGTTTTACCAAAAACTCCTCTAGGATCAATAAATTTGAGAATTACATCATTGGTAATATCATTTACTCCATAAAGAATATTACTAAAACAAAGATCTCCATGAATGAAATGAAATTTTTCATCACAAATTGTTGTTTCGATATAGGATTTAATTTTTTCCCAAATAATATCAAAAGATTTTAAAATTCTACCATTAAATACAAATTCTTTTGTATTTCTAAATTGAGAAAAAAACTCAAATTTATAAATCAAATTAGTGTATTCTTTTTCTGTTTTATCCACAAACATTAATAAAGAATCTTCTTTAGATGCAGGAATAAAAGTAGATTCTTTATAATTATTAATGTAAGAAAAAATAAAATCAAAAACCTTGGTCCAAAAATCAGGATTGTAATCCTGATTTGTCATCACATTTCCCAAATTCCCATAAGCATAATATTCAAGTTCCATCTGATAATTTTTTTCATCAGTTGAGTAATTCAACATTCTTGGAAAATAAACTTGAATATCTTTAGGGAGATTTTGATAATATTCAATCTCCCCAAGAAGACGATCCTCTTTACTAGATTTGATAATACTTGCTTTTGTTTTCGAATTAAATTTAAAACTATTATAAGCTCTAGTTGTAAAATCCATTAAATCTTCATCATATTTTCTAAAGTTTCTTTGCTGACTGAAGAAAGAGGAATTTTTCCAGATTCAGATTTACCATAAACTTCATCATGAAGTTCTTCAATTGAAACAAAAGTAAGATTATAAATTTTAGCAAACTGACGAAGAGCATCACCCTTAATCATTTTACCATATTCATCCATAATCTCAATGATAACTCCAACTTCCTTCATACCTGCCAGACGAAGAATCTCAACACATCCCTCGGTATGACCTCTACGTTCAGACAGAAGACCTGGACGAGCACGGAGAGGGAATAAATGACCAGGTTGTGCAAGAGAACTTGGTTTGGATTCATCCGAACAGAATGTATTAATAGTAGCAAGACGATCACCAACGGACATACCAGTAGTAGCACCTTCCACAGCATCAATACTAGTTGCAAAAGGAGTTCCATACTTATCCATTGAATTGCAATTCATCATAGGAATTTCAAACTGATCAAGTTTTTCCTGATTACAAGGAAGGCACATCAATCCTCTTGCATGTCTCATGGCAAAAAGAAGATTCTCTTCTGTTGCTTTTTCTGCGGAAAATACAATATCTCCTTCAAACTCACGATCATAATCATCAACCATAACAATTGGTTTACCATTACGAATATCTTCAACAGCTTGTTTTACATTTGATTGCTTGAGATTCAAAATAATTTCTCCAGGACTTCCAAGTGATACAAAATCATCACATTCCATATGATAGTTTTTAATTTTATATCCATCCTTAATCAAATAATTATAAGTCAAAGCAACATATTTTTCTTTGACACATGATACTTTTCCAGATGTCCAACCAGCATCAGAGTCATCATTCATAAGTTTCTTCGCACTTTCTACAAAAAGATTTGCATTTTTCCAATAGAAGATTCCATTCAAAGACCAAGGAGAAATTGCAACTTTTTCAGCAAGTCTTGTTGCATAACCATTATCATCCAATTCAATGTGACTATATCTACTTTCTTCACCAACAACAACATCTGAATGATCATATGTGGAAACTACACCATCACAATCCGTTTCTTTAATAAATTTAATAAACTTATTAGGATTCCAAGGAGTATATTGATCGC